CCGACAAGCGGATTGCCAGCAGCGCCAGCTGCACCTATCTGTGCGTTTGTGTTGTTAGCGACTGCGCGCTTCAGTGAGAATGCCATCGTGGCATCAGTCTAGGCACTCGATGCAATCATGGGTCGGTTCACCATGGGTCGCGGTTTGGCGCACATGCCGACAGCCCACACAAGACACCGGGCTAACTCAATCGGGCCACTCGACTTCTGTGATGACAACGCAATAGCGCCAGGAGTCTTGACCGCAACAGCACGCCCAACATGCTCAGCCAACATCGTCTCGCCAGTGTGATTGACGCGGCCCTCATTGATGAGGTTCTTGACCATTGACGTGTAGCGGCCTATTTCCTGATAGCCGACCAGCACCCTGCGACGTTGCAGATCGGAGGGGCAATTGGTGTCCAGTGTCGGCGTGATAGCAACTTGCAAGCCTGAGTTGGAGGCCAACTGGGCACGAATGTTATCCCATACCTGTGTCACGGTTTCGCACATGAATGCGACAGTCGCACAAAGTATCCCAGCAGTATTGGCGTTCACACGTACCGCCACGTACCTGCCATCGTCGAGCGATACTTCTACGGCGAGCACGCCACCGGGCAACGGCGGCAAATCGGTACGCAACGATTCCCATTTGCCGGGCTGCAGCCACGACAGTTCTGATTGCACCCATAGGTTCACGCTAGATCGCAGGAAGCCTGCACGATTGGGCCCTTTTGATTCAGCCTGGACGGTACGAATGTCAAGCGTGTGCCCGAGCGCTGGGTTGGCGTACTCCCAAGCTGCTTCGCTCATCGGGTCAAGCTCAGGTGGTGGGCTGTACTCCGCTAGGTACACAGAATTCGTGACTTCACCTGAGTCAATGGCACGTATGCCCTGCTCACGCCAACGCAACATCGCTATGGAGTCCTCGGTGCCTGCCGTTGACCACATCGAGCACAATGGGTTCGGTCTGGCACGTTGAGTCGGCAGCAAGCCGATGTCGAGCGTCTCAGAATCAATGCCGAACACTTCGTCAGCAATGATCAGGTCAACGCTCATACCGTGACCGCTAGATGGCCTAGCGGCTTTGACATACCAGCGCGAGTCACCGACCTTGATGCTGTTACGACCATAAGCCCACACAGCTTTCACACCGAATTTGGCTTCAATTACCGGGGCAAGGTCTTGAAATAATGCTGTGGCTAGATCGAGTCTGTGGGCTGTAGTCAGGATGGTTTGAGGGCCGACCTGCGTAGCGTGCTGCGTCAACCACCAGCCAAGCAGCGCCTTGAGCGCTACGGTCTTTCCGTTTTGTCGAGCGACAGACACAAGCGATACGTGGTTGAGGAACTGCCCTTCGGCATCCACAGCCAGTTGACCGTTGAGAACATGCCGCTGCCACGGCATGAGTTCCACTCCGAGAATGCGCTCAGCCCAATCTGCAACTTCGGGGCCGTAACTCCCGGCTGCATCAGTGATGACCGTTTCAATTCGCGGTAAGTCATGACCTTTTCCTTTCCGTTCAATGACCTTTCCTTTGGATAAGGAAAGAGATGGGCGCGGGGGCAAGAGCTGATGTTGATCCAAAAAATCCTTGCGTGTTTTTTTCGGTTTGCGATTTTGAGAGCGTGTTTGGGTTTGGTTGCCTGGGCGTGCGGCTTGACGTGCTCGACCTTTGGCTGCTTTGTAGTTGGCTCCGCGTCGTGCGTTGCATGGCTTGCATGAGGGAACCAAGTTGTCTGGTGTGTCGGTTCCGCCTCTGTCGTGCTCGATCAGGTGGTCTGCTTCGGTGGCCTGGCGTTTCTTGCACCAGTGGCACCGGGGTTTATCCGCCAGGAGTTCGCGGCGTGCTTTGAGGTATGCGGTATTGGATGTGCGCTTAGGCATTGTGGTTTGGCTGACGCGCTTCGCTTGTCCTAGCGCCCTCGCGTTGCTCGGTTGCTATCGCATCCACATAGCAGAGGTAGCACACTGGCCCGGCTTCCGTTAGTTGGTCACCGTATTTGGTTGAGAGGTTTGTTTCACCGCAGTCGCGGCAAGTGCCAATTTCATTCACTGTTTCGTAGCTGCATTTGATTTTCATGTTGTCAAGGCTACTTAGGCAGAGTGCCCCCGGGCACCATCCCGACCGTTGTTGAAGCACGGTTCACACTCGCCATGCAATGGATCTGTTTGCATGGGCTGCCCTGCCCTTCTGATGGGCGAACTAGGGATGATGAGTCCTCGAGGATTTGCACCTGCATCAGGTCACGCGGCCTGAACGCACCAATGTAATTGGCGTACTTTAGTTTTTATTGCGGCTGGTAAACAGTTTGCCAATCTGGGCAAGTTTGCCGATCTGTTCTTTTTCGGTTGGGCATTACTTCGTCCCACAGCATGATTTGTTTATTGCATAACCATGTTGACTCGTTTAGATGCTGACAATTTTGGCAACACTTACCGACGAACTCTCCACACTGTCCCCGGTAGGGAAATGGATTGATTTTCAACCTTATTTCCATGCTGTAATGACCGCCGATGCTTCTTGTTTGGATAACTCATCAAGCTTGACGACCTCACGATTGAGCACTGTGCCAATCTCGCGCATTGTTTGACTGCCTGGTGTAAAGCCTCGGGTCTTGGCTAGCACTCGAATCATGCCAATTTGCTTCTCTGACGCTTTGCCAGGGCCAGCCTTCATAGGCACCACGTTTGTCTGTGGTTCGCCTGTGAATGGGTCTGGGATGGGTTCGCCATCGTCATACCGGGCAATCTCCACACGTGGCTGCTCTTGGCGTGCCATGACCTCTTGCTTGGATGCCATTTTGTGGTCAATGCCAAAGCCCATCATGCCCAAAGCGCGACCGAGCGCCGAGGTGCTGGCGTTCATTTGCTCTGAGTCTTTGGTGTATGGCGTACGGCCCGGGAATGGCTCCCAGCAGTATGCGATGCACGGTAGTTGATCGTCTTTGTCGCGCCACACTGTGCAACGTATCTCGATGTACAGCTTGTCGTTGACTTCACGGAATGTGGGTTGCGACTCTTGCACGCGCAGGTCGGGGTATTTCTGTAACGCCATGCGTAAGCGTGTTGGTACGTCAACGTAGTTATCAAGGTTGAAACTCACTTTTCCTCCAATAGTTGCATTAGCTCGAACCATTCTTTGACTGGCATTACTGCCATCCATTCGCCAACGTCCGTGATGCCTCGACGTTTGGCAATGATTACGCCTGTGTAGGCGTTGGCGTGTGTCATTTGTGCACGCAGCTGCTCAAAGTAGCCGTGCCATGAGTGTGCTTTGCGGTCTTTGACCTCAATGACGACACCGGGCCAACCTGTGACATCGCCTTTGTCATCGTGTGTACCTGCTTGAATACGGTCTGCTTTGATTCCGTACTTTCGTAGCCATTTGACTACTGCAAGCTCTGCAGCGTGGCCTTTACGCTTCTGTGGACTGGTCACGGTAAATACCCATGTCTCCTACCACGTGTAGTGGGGCATCAAGCAGCTGATCACGTGCGTCAGCCATGTGCAAACAGTTGAGGTAGCCAATTGCGTCAACCAGTGAGTCCTCGTGCATTTTTTCGTTGTCAAGGCTTTTCATCAGCCGCGCCAATTTGACTGCCACCATAAACATGATGGCCTCTTGAACAGTCAAGTTGTGCTTGAAGTTAGTAAGCACGCCAAAGATACGGCGCACCATGGTGTAGTCCGTGAATGGATGACCGTACTGTGCCATGCGATCACCGTTTTTGGTGAGTTGCCATGCTCGATACGCGGCATCGCCCGGGTCAATGTTGCTGCTCACTTTTTCCTCTCCGTGGTTTTGACAATGTAGTACACGCATCCCACGATGTATGTGGTAAACACCCCAGCAAAGAAGTAGTCAGCCCAGAACATTGTCGTACGTGCTCCAGTTTTGCCAGCCGTAGTTTGTTGCAATGTGCCATGCCACCCACAAGTTGGTCAGTGGGTCAAACAGTTCGGTGCAGTCATCGATCATGCCTTTGGTTTGCAGGTAGCCGCGAGGCCAGTATTTGTTCGGTTGGCACCATGATGGCGTGTGAATCTGCATCAAGCCGAAGCTCTGCCCATTGTCACCAATGGCGTTAGGCAAGCAGGCTGATTCAAGCTCTGCGACCTGTAGTGCTAGCCATAGGTCATCAAGCACAAAGCCTGCTCGTAGGGCTGTATCAGCCCATTCTCGGCAGCCTGGGCCTGTGTATGGGGGCATGGTCGTTACGACGCTCTCAGGGCTTCCTGATGCGTCTGAAGCGGTGTCCAAGCCCACTGTGCCCGAAAGGGGAGCCGTGTACACAGTGGACTCGGACACCAGCCCGATGGTGTCGGTTTTTGGGTCGGACGTAACAGCCAAGGTCACGCCAAATAGCCCGGACAAAGCCAAGGCAATTACTGCTAGGGGATTCATGCGACGCTCGGGTGTTCCGGGTCGATGCGAGGCTGATGGGTCAGTTTTGATGGCTCGCTCCAATCCTCGTCAGCGTTGAATCGGTAACGCAGCTGGGCCTTTACGAC